GATAGCCCTATGTCTACAATGTCACTCATTTTCTCATTGCCTCAAAAGCTCTTTTTAATCGTCCATCTACACGCTCGCGTCTATCTGGTTCTGCAATGTTAGGTGAAGCACAATCACAGTTATTAGACCTGTAATACTCATTTATATATGCCGTTGATAGTTGTCTCAGTGCTAAACTTTCACGTGGGGAGATATCAAGACCGGTTAATTTAGACCATGCGTCTATCTCCTGCCATGATAATACCGTAAACCCCCCGGGCCCTTGAGCCACTTCCCCTAACTCTATAAACCATGTGATGATGTGAGAGAGCGGCCCCGGGTCAGGTAATCCGTAATCAGGGTTGTCCGAGAGCCGCTCCATCATTGCCATGCGTGACTCTTTATCGTCTTTTGCCCGTGACGCTAACCATGCCCGCTGACGGACAAAAAGGACGGCCTGTTCTAAGGCTTCGTAAAAAAATTAGCACGGTCACCCACGAAAGCCTCAACCTGCTCTTTAATCCAGTTATGCTTTTCATAAAGTTCCCGTGCGGCGGAGGGCGAGTATTTAAGTTCTTTCCCACCAGCCACAATCCCGGACCAGCCGAGAGTGCAGGCCGTTAAAAGCTCGATATTCTCACTGTCAAGATTCGAGTAGTCGGCCTTCTTTCCCCGTGAGAGGTTTTTAAGACGGCGGTTCTGGAAGTCCCTTTGTTTATTGCGATAGACTTTCGAATCAGCACCCGCAAGGATTATCACCATGGGTTTGCCTTCATGCTCCAAGGGCGCACCCGTTACAGGATGTTCGAGATGCAGAGATGCCCCTTCTTCTGATTTCTGCTCAAGATTGATACTTTCTAAATCCATGTTTTATCTCCTTTGAATGGCCCTTAAACGGACCTAACCTTTTAAGGGCCCTATGTATCGTAAAAAAACCGTAACGTATCCCAGATATGCGATACCGCATTATTACGGGATATTTTACGCCTCAAAGAGAGACTCGGGGTCGACGGCTATGTCAACAACGGTTGTCTCAATACCGTCCGAGGAAAGCGCGCCCTTGCCGGCCTTGAGAATCTTACCCGTAAACTCAGCCACGTCACCACTGGCCATGGTAATTTTAAATGAGTAGGAGGTCGTGGCCGTAAGACCGCTCTGTAACAGCACCTGTCCCGCATCGGCGGCGATTGTGCCCACGGTCACAGAAAAATTACCGATGTCATAAGTTCCCTTAAACTTCTGCGGATAATCCCGCCCGATTGACTGATGGGATACGACGTTGAAAACTTTTGCTATCTCCCCCGCGTCTATAATCTCACCTATGGCCGTAAAGGTCAAAGCATTATAGCCCGCCGCGTCGAACGTAGCAGGAAGTGCAGAACTTACTCCTAACGTAGCCCCTTTAGATACACTTACTGGCATGATTCCTCCTCTATCGGGTCACAAATGCCCGATAATTTATTCTGATTATTGTTTCGAAAAATTCACCTTCTATATTCCCGCCATCTCTGTTATTGGACAAGATATGCACTTCTTGTCCTGCATAACTGATTTTACCCCCAACGGGGAATAAAGCTAATATCTCCTCTGCCTTTGTCTTTGCCTGAAACACGCCCGCGTCTATGGGGTACCTGAGGGCTATCTGAAAAAACCCTACATGACTGTCAGTATCCTTTAGTGAGAAGCCCGACGTTAAAGAGGGGAAGAGTTTTAATATCGCATGAGCCCCTCTTGAACTGTAGACCCCCGCGAAACTATCATAAGCAAAACCACTCCAGGTTGAATACGCGCCGTTGTCGTGGACTAAATCTATATTCAGCCCCCCGGTAAGCATTGCATTATCAAAAGCCTGGTCAATGGCGATACTCACTTTGCCGCCTCTTGTCTGACTATCTCTCTAACTCTTGCCACATTACGCCCTACCATGCCGTCGGCATTTTCCCACCTCTTAGCGTAAGGCAGGTTGTTAGTAAAAAAGGTGAGGCCGTCAGGAGATGCTCTTTTAATGACTTCAGATGTAACCGCCGTGCCTGTTTTATCAAGCCTGTCTAAGGTGCTTTTATTTGGCCGGTTCTCTTGTATCTGCCAGTTACCCCGAAGCCGTCCTGTGTCTACCCGAGTATCCATAACAATCCCGCTAAACAACTCTATCTTTACAGCACGGGCCACTCTCTTCAAATCATGTCCGCCTTTCTTGGCGAGTCTATTTAAATCATCGGCCCAGCTCATGGTCTCACCTGACAGAAGTAAATTAACGGGGTTGCGTCATCGGGCTTGATGGTCTTGATATCTACAATGTGCCACTCTTCACCACCGATGACAGGTCGGTCGTCTTTAAGAGGTTGTTGCTCACTACTCAAAATAAGCTCCCTGTCCCCTGAAAGAATCCGTGTCCCGTCGATGACCTTGTCCTGATAAGGTCTTAACAGTCCGTTAGTGGTTACGCTTGTGTCCGGGCCCGTAACAATCTCGCCCGTAAGTGGGTTGTATGAATCGCCAGACGAACGGGTCAAAGTGATGGTCTTGCCGAACTCTGTCAAAAGAGCCGTGGCAGTTGCGGCCATGTCAGAATAGAAACTCACGTCCTCACCATCGTAAGGGCACCGCCGTTGATAAGTAACTGTCTAAGATAAGCGTCCCCTCGGCTGGTAAATGTAGACACCTGACTACCTGCATCCACGGCGAATTTAACCGAGACCGCACCCTCTACGCGTTTTTCGGACGCGATAAGATTGGGATTGCCGCCACGGTTCCAGAGGTCTTTACCTGCATGGATGTCAAGAGCATACTCTATTTGTGCTTTTATGACCTCGGTCGGTATCTCTGTTGATGTCCATAGCCAACTGCCAGTCTTGACATAATCACGGGGGAAGGCCATAGGGTTGTCGCGGGCGGTCTTATAGCCCTGCAAGTTAATCTCGTGAGCGTCGATATAGGCCGCGGCTTTGATTAATTCACTATCAGCCGTTGTATCGGATGTAACGGTCACGCCTACCGCCGCCGCCGCCGTGATATAATCGGCGCGCGAGATGTAAGAGTTTGCGCCTGCAACTATAGACCCGTCCTCAACGATGATAGCCATTACCTTTTGCCTTTAGCCTTACGGACATTCCCCGCTAAATTGCGAGGTGGGTTTTTAATCTCGCCTGATTTGATTGCGCTTATCGTTGACGGAGAACGCCGCGCCGCACGAGCTATTTGAATAATAGTTGCCCCGCGCTTTTCGGCAGCCCTTATCGCACGCCTTGCGGCCCCACCTGTCTTTTTCCCCGCCACTCCTTTACGCGGACGTTTAGCCATTATTCACCTCCCTTTATTTTACGAGTGGGTTTTTTATCTTCGCTCTTCTTGTCGATGTAATGGCCTGACTTGATGAGGATTTTAGCGTCTGCCTCTCCACACTTAACAGGGCGGCCCGTTTTCTTGTCATATACGATTGCCATAAGACCCTCCTATTCGCCATCAGGTTCCGTGTTTTTCCCACCCTTCTGTGCCTTTTCTCTTGCTTTCTGTGCCTTTTTATCAAAAAGCATGTCGTCATCTGTAAGGTCGCACGCATTTATAATGCAATAACCTTCCTCATCATCTTTATTGATTATCTTGACTGTTTCAATTTGCATAAAACCTCCTGAAGGTAGGAGGGGGGTTGCCCCCCCTATTAGATTAGCCGAGGAGAAGGGCGGTATGGGCGGGTTTTATGTTCTTAACTCCCCAAGCCAGCGCAATCTCATAACGTACCTTATGATATCCCTTATACATTGCAATCTCGAAAGTGAGACCGGAGCGCGGGTCTGTAACAAGGGCCACATCTGTTGCAAGGTCGCCCTCCTCGGGACGTGCTGGAGCACGGGCAACCAGCACAATGGCAGACCTGTTAAAGACCATGTTCTGAACGGCGGTTGCGCCGACGGTCATGGCCGTGTTATCGGCAAGGGCCACACGAAGACCGGGCTCGGCGATGGTTATCGTGCCTGGAGCGGCAACGCCCGTGGTGACGATGTATTTGTTGCTATCACCGGCGAAGGTTACAACGTCACCGGCAAGCACGGTGCCTGCACCAGTGTCAATGGCTATGGCCGTATCGCCCACTGCGTAGCCGCCGACATTGTTGACCAGGTAAC